AAGAATTAAAAAAGAGAACCCGAGGGGAACGCAGATGCGGTCCCCTCTGTCGTACAGCCCGCAAGGGCTTTTTTATTGGGAGGTGAGCGCCATTGGCTGTACGAGGAAGAAAACCGAAGCCGACGGCGCTCAAGGTGCTGGAAGGCAATCCCGGCCATCGTCCCCTCAATAAGAAGGAACCCATGCTAAAGGGACGGCTCCCTCGCTGCCCGGACTGGCTGGAAGATGACGCCAAGAAAGAATGGAAGCGGCTGGGGAAAGTCCTTGCTGAGATGGGGATGCTGACCAACCTGGATATGATGGCCTTTGCCGGGTACTGCCAGGCATATGCCCGATGGAAAGGAGCGGAAGAGTTCATCACCCAGCATGGGGATATGGTGCGGACGCCGAACGGCTACCTGCAGCAGGTACCGCAGGTAGCCATTGCCCAGACGAACCTCAAGATCATGCTGAAATTCTGTGAGCAGTTTGGCCTGACCCCGTCAGCCCGGAGCCGCATGATTGGGGAAGAAAACGGGGCAGAAAAAGAAACGGATGAAATGGAACTGCTGTTAAGGGGGTGACAAGTTTGGCATTTGTATATAAGCCGTCAGCGTTCATGTTGCCGGATTCCCATTACGACAAGGACAAGGCCGACAGGGCAGTTGCCTTCATCGAGCATCTCTGTCATACCAAAGGCAAATGGGCCGGGCAGCCGTTCCTGCTCCTGCCGTGGCAGGAACAGATTGTGCGTGATCTCTTCGGCATCGTCAAGGGAAACGGGAAGCGGCAGTTCCTGACGGCTTATATAGAGATTCCAAAGAAGAACGGGAAACAGCTCGCACTGGATACACCCATTCCCACGCCGGAAGGATGGAAAACCATGGCCGATTTAAAAGTCGGCGACGGGGTCTTTGACGAGCAGGGAAAGCCCTGCCATGTTGTCGCCAAAAGCCCGGTAGATGATACCGAACAAGCCTATGAACTGGTTTTCCGGGATGGAGGACGGATTGTGGCCGGTGAACGTCATCTGTGGGATGTGGAATATACCCATGGAAAGACGCGGGAAAAGCAATGGACAACCGGCGAGATTTACCGCCGCACGAAACAGTACAGGGAAAAATTCAAAGATAACCGCTCGCTTATCCGGATTCCCGTCAACCAGCTATTACACCTTCCGGAAAGGAACCTTCCGTTAGATCCTTATTTATATGGCTACTGGTTGGGAAACGGTTCTGCAACAAAACCGGAAATCACGGTGCGTGACAGTGATGTGGAAGACTTGATTCCGCTGATTCCGTACCCGCTGCATAACCGCTATCCACAGACCTGCGGCGGCAGCGAAATCCTGGTGTATAAGGCATTGAAATCTATCCTGGTGAAAAACTTCCGGGATAAGGTCATCCGGCCGGAATACCTCAGGGCTTCCGAAACGCAGCGATGGGCCTTGCTGCAGGGACTGATGGATTCCGATGGCTGCATCGGAACACGGAAAGGGCAGGGCGTATACGTCAGCACCATTCAAGAATTAGTAGAATCAGTGCAGGAACTGTTGTGGAGCCTTGGCATCAAGAACGCCATGACGTCATGCCCTTCGACCCGCTATGGGAAACTGACAGGCGAGACATTGTATCAGATACGGTTCACCGCCTTTACGGATCAGCCGGTCAGCAAACTTCATAGAAAAAGCATCCGCAGACGGGAACGCGAAAAAAAGACGCGTTCCTGTTTTCATTATCTGGAAGAAATCAAGCCGCTGGATGATAAGGTTCCCATGCAGTGCATCCAGGTAGACAGCCCGAGCCATTGCTATCTGGCGGGGCGGACGATGGTGAAGACGCATAACAGCGAGCTGGCGGCGGCTATAGCTCTTTATCTTTTGTACGCCGATAACGAACCGAGCGCCGAAGTGTACGGCGCGGCCTGTGACCGTAATCAGGCGTCTATCGTCTTTGATGTGGCACGGCAGATGGTCGAGATGAGTCCGGCCCTGATGCGCCGCTCCAAGATACGGACGGCGGGCAAGCGCATCATCAATTATCGCAACGCCGGGTTCTACCAGGTGCTGTCGGCGGAAACCGGGACCAAACACGGACTCAATGTGTCGGGCCTGGTCTTTGACGAAATCCACGCCCAGCCGAACCGCAAGCTCTATGATGTCCTGACCAAAGGCTCCGGCGATGCCCGGGAGCAGCCGCTCTTCTTCATCATCACCACGGCAGGCAACGACAAGAACAGCATCTGCTATGAACTGCACACAAAGGCCCTGGACTTGATGGCGGGCCGGAAGAAAGATTCCACCTTTTACCCCGTGGTCTATGGCATGGAACATGAGGAAGACTGGACGGATGAAGCCAATTGGTACAAAGCCAATCCTTCTCTGGGGCATACCATTCAGATTGATCGCGTCCGGGAAGCCTATCGGAATGCCGTCGAAAATCCGGCGGAAGAGAATGTCTTTAAGCAGCTCCGGCTCAATATCTGGATTTCGGCCAGCATCCGCTGGATACCGGAACAGGTCTACGACAAGGGGAGCCTTCCCATTGACCTGGATTCCCTGCGGGGACGGCTGTGTTACGGCGGACTGGACTTATCCAGCACGTCGGATATTACGGCCCTGGTCTTGGCCTTCCCGCCACGGAAGGAAGAGGAGAAATATATCCTGTTACCATTCTTCTGGCTGCCGGAAGACACCCTGGAACTGCGCTGCCGGCGTGACCATGTCCTCTATGACGTCTGGCAGAATCAGGGCTTCATCCAGACGACGGAAGGGAACGTCATCCATTACGGCTTCATCGAGAAGTTCATCGAACGCTTGGGGGGAACGTACCACATCCGGGAAATCGCCTACGACCGCTGGAATGCCACCCAGATGGTGCAGAACCTGGAAGATATGGGCTTCACCATGGTGCCGTTCGGCCAGGGGTTCAAGGATATGTCGCCGCCGTCGAAGGAGCTGTTCAAGCTCCTGATGGAAGGGAACATCAACCATGGCGGCAATCCCGTCCTCAAATGGATGGCCGGCAACGTGGTCATGCGCCAAGACCCTGCGGGGAACATCAAGCCGGACAAAGAAAAATCCGTCGAAAAGATCGACGGAATCGTGGCGTCCATCATGGCACTGGACCGCTGCATCCGCAACGGTCCAGGCAGCGGCAGTGTCTACGATGCACGGGGGATTATTTCGTTTTAGGAGAGAACTTGATTTGATCAGCTGATTTGAGAATATCCGAAACAATAGCGCTTATTTTTCTATCTGTTCTATGTCTTTGCGGTTTTGCACGCCTGCAGATTTTACATACTCCTTGTAATCTTCCCAGTCTTTCATTGTAATCACCTTTCATTAAAGCGCATCCCATAATTTTTGTAACAGCTGCACAATTGAGACGTAGGAAATTCCTGCTGCATAAGGATATTTCTTCTGGTAATTTTGCCAGAGATTTTCTAATCCGGTATTGGTAGAAATCATCTGAATGATTTCTGGACCCTGCTGCAGAAGATTTATAGTATCCCGTTTGGCACAGGTTTTTTGAAAAGCTGATTTTAAGGTTGGCAAATCAATCTTATCCGAATAGATTGTGGTTAGCTCATAAAGATCATAAAAATCTCTCATCCGTGTGTTCAGTAAACCTCTGGTCAGGATAGTCTGGAGTTTTTCAGCAAGCAAGGTTTCCAGGTTGTAAGACCATAATGTAATGGAACGGTCCTCCAGGAGAAGTGTGTACTGATATTCCACTTCCCTGGGAGTGATAACATTCCCAGTTGAAATATCGAGTTTCATAGGAACCAGCATTTTCCCAAGAAAAGCATCTAAGGTAATCCTGATACCGGGATATTCCATTTCATCCATGATACGGCTGAACTGCTTTAATTGAAAGGTGACATCATCCTGTAAATTAATCATGCAGATTTCTTTGATGGCTTTGTGGATATCTCTTTCTGACAGGTTGTAGTTTTTGATGCTAGCATCAATATCCATAGTAGATCGCAGGGCAACTCCAATCAGCGAGGTAACCAGAATGCCGCCTTTGATGATGAATTTGTCCTTATATCGTGAAAAAGACAGACGTTCCAGAAAACGTTCCATCATGTAAATGCGGATTAGGATTCTGGCATCAGCATGGTTTTTCTGGGCCAGAATTTTAATTCGGCCTTTTAATTGGGCAGGGGAGAATTTCATTACAGAAGTACCTCCATATAGTGACGGATTAGCTTTTCGATGCGAAAGAGGGGGGCATATTTCATGAGCCGATTCAAATCTTTGTCTGCTCGTTTCACATAGCTTTTTATAGCAGATTGAAAGTCCTGAATTTCAAAGCTGCTGCGGTTACGCACTAGATCACAAATGGTACGCTCTAAATCATAGATGGGAATTAGATGTCCGAAAGAATTTCGTACCATTATACTGCCAATTGGCAGTAATTTTTTTTGCACAGTAAACACTTTGACGCCGGATGCCTTTAGGTTTCTGGTATTATAACCGGAATAAAGAGTAATTGTCTGCTGCATAGGCTCACGGTCAGTCAATTTGTGATAAAAGAGAGCTTCATCGTGAGAAAATACAGCTTTAGGACAACGTCGATGCAAAACAAAAGCTTCATCTTCCCACGCTTCTGGAGAAAGATAAATGCCATGAGCAATTTTTTCAAAGTGATTCATTCGAATAAAACGGTAAAACTCATCTTTCCTGACACCGCCCTTTAAGGCGGTATTGGTAAGAAGCATGCCTGAGTCATCAACAAAATTTAAAATTCGATCCATAACAATCACCCACTTTCATGCTTATATTATAAATAAAATAAGCATGAAAGTCGAGCAGAACTAGGAGAAATTTATGCATATTCCATTCTTTTTTAAACTGTTCCGGACAAGGGACAAACCGCGGGACTATTACATCGGCACGGGTTTCCGTTATCTGTTCGGTCCTTCCACCAGTGGCAAGACGGTGAACGAGTTTACGGCCATGCAGACAACGGCGGTGTATGCCTGTGTCCGCATCCTGTCAGAAACGCTAGCAGCCCTGCCGCTCCAGCTGTACCGTTACACGCCTGGCGGCAAGGAGCGGGTCTATGACCATCCGTTGTACCATCTGCTTCATGATGAGCCGAACCCGGAGATGACCTCGTTCATCTTTCGGGAGACACTCATGGGCCATCTGCTCATCTGGGGCAATGCTTACGCCCAGATCATCCGCGACCGATTAGGGCGGGTACAGGGACTATACCCGCTCAGGCCGGACAAGATGACCGTCTGCCGGGATGACCGGGGAAAGATTTTTTATCTGTATACCAAGACGGGAGATGAGAATCCGAACATCAAGCCGTACGGGCAGGTGGCACTCCAGAAGGAAGAAGTACTGCATATCCCCGGCCTTGGGTTTGACGGCCTGGTCGGTTATTCGCCGATTGCCATGGCCCGCAATGCCGTGGGCATGACCATGGCCTGCGAGGAATACGGTGCCTCTTTCTTTGCCAACGGGGCCAGCCCCAGCGGGGTGCTGGAGCATCCGGGCGTCCTCAAGGACCCGGCGAAAGTCCGTGACTCCTGGAATGCCGTCTACCGGGGGACGGGAAATGCCCACAAGGTGGCTGTGCTGGAAGAAGGCATGAAGTACCAGCAGATCGGCATCCCGCCGGAAGAAGCACAGTTCCTGGAAACACGGAAGTTCCAGCTCAATGAAATCGCAAGGCTCTACCGCATCCCGCCACACATGATTGGCGACCTAGAGAAAAGTTCCTTCAATAATATTGAACAACAGTCCATGGAATTCGTGAAGTACACGCTGGATCCATGGGTCATCCGCTGGGAACAGGCCATGCAGAAAGCCCTGTTCCTGCCGGAAGAGAAGAAGCAGTATTTCCTCAAGTTCAACGTGAACGGTCTCATGCGCGGCGACTATGAGAGCCGCATGACGGGCTACAGCATCGGCCGGCAGAACGGCTGGCTGTCCGCCAACGATATCCGGGAGATGGAAGACATGAATCCCGTGTCAGATGAAGAGGGCGGTAATCTATACCTTGTCAATGGCAGCATGACCAAGCTCAAGGATGCCGGGGCTTTTGCCCAGAAGGGAGAAACGAATGAAACATAAATTTTGGAAGTGGGTGACCAACGAAGCACCGGATTCATTTGGCAGTAATCGCACGCTCTACCTGGACGGCCAGATTTCCGACGAAACCTGGTGGGGTGATGAAGTGACGCCGAAGGCTTTCAAGGAAGAACTGAATGCAGGCAGCGGTGACATCACGCTCTGGATCAACAGCCCGGGTGGGGACTGTTTTGCCGCTGCCCAAATCTATAACATGCTCATGGATTATCCGGGGAACGTCACCGTCAAGATTGACGGACTGGCTGCTTCGGCGGCCTCTGTCATCGCTATGGCCGGGACCAAGGTCTGTATGTCTCCAGTGGCCATGCTGATGATTCATAATCCGGCGACCCTGGCCTATGGCGACCAGGCAGAGATGGAAAAGACCATCGGCATGCTGAGCGAAGTCAAGGAGAGCATTATCAACGCCTACGAAATCAAGAGCGGCCTGGCCCGCACGAAGATTTCCCACATGATGGATGACGAGACCTGGCTCAACGCGAAGAAGGCTGTGGAACTGGGCTTTGCCGATGAAATCCTGTTCGACCAGAAGAAGGAAAATGAAGAACAGCCGGAAGCCATGCTCTACAGCCCGGCCACCGTCACCAGTTCCTTCGTACAAAAACTGAAACCACATGAACCTGTCAATAAAGTGCCAGCCGCTTCCCTGGAGAACCGGCTGGCATTGCTCATTCATTAAGGAGGACAACAATGGATACGATTTTAGCACTGCGTGAGAAACGCAAGAATCTGTGGGATGCCGCCAAGAATTTTCTGGATACCGTCCGTGATGAGAACGGCATGGTCTCTGCAGAAGATGCGGCTCGCTACGACAAGATGGAAGCGGATGTAGTAAATCTCGGCAAGGAAATCGACCGCCTGGAACGCCAGCAGCAGCTCGACGCCCAGCTTGCCCAGCCCACTACTACACCGATTACTGAACTCCCTGGCGCAGGCCAGAATGGAGCAGAAGAGAAAGGCCGTGCGTCTGATGCCTATCGTAAGGCTTTCTGGGACAGCATCCGCCATAAGAACTTCATCGATGTACAGAACGCCCTGAGTGCAGGCATCGATGCTGATGGCGGCTATCTGGTACCGGACGAATTCGAACACCAGCTCATCGACAAGCTCCAGGAAGAGAATTTCTTCCGCGGCCTGGCCACGGTCATCCACACCAGCGGCGACCGCAAGATTCCCATCGTGACGGGTCATGGCGAAGCGTCCTGGATGGAAGAGAACGGCCTCTACCCGGACAGCCAGGATACCTTCGGCCAGCAGTCCATCGGGGCGTACAAGCTGGGGACGGCTATCCGTGTGTCGGAAGAACTGCTGAACGACAGCGCTTTCGACCTGGAAAGCTACATTGCCGGTGAATTTGCCCGCCGTATCGGTACGAAGGAAGAAGAAGCCTTCCTGGCAGGAGATGGCAAGAACAAGCCGACTGGTGTGTTCCCGTCCGCGGAGCTGGGCGTGATGGCCAATGGTGCATCCATCACCTTTGATGATGTCATCGACCTGTATCACTCCCTGCGCATCCCGTACCGCCGCAAGGCCGTATGGCTCCTGAACGATGCGACCATTAAGGCCTTGCGCAAGGTGAAGGACAACAACGGCAACTACATCTGGCAGCCGTCTGTCACCGCAGGTACGCCGGATACTATCCTGAACCGTCCCTGCTACTGCACTTCCTTTGCACCGGAACTGGCGGCGGGCAGCCGTCCCATGCTCTTCGGGGACTTCAGCTACTACTGGATTGCCGATAGGGAATACCGCTCCTTCAAGCGGCTTAACGAATTGTATGCCGCCAACGGCCAGATCGGCTTCCTTGCCAGCCAGCGCGTCGATGGCATGCTGATGCTCAAGGAAGCGGTCAAGGCCCTGGAGATGAAAGCGAAGGGATAAGCCATGATTGTGACGCTGGAAGAAGCCAGGGAATACCTGCGGATTGACGAAGATGATACCTCGAACGACGAGGTCATCCAGTCTTCCCTGGAAACAGCCCAGGCGCTCTGCCTGGATATATCCCGCTGCGAGGAAGCCGATGCAGAAGAGAATCCCGTGGTCTTCCACGAAGCCATCCTCTACGCCACGGCTTTTTTATATGAACACCGTGAGGAAGCGGACTACGCAGGCCTTTTGAAGTGCCTGCGCTGGCTTCTTTTCGGGGTACGCCGCAGCGCATTTTAAGGAGGTGTGCCATGAAGACGGGACTCTTGAATAAGCGCATCGAAATCTTGGGCAAAAAGGCCATGACCGATGAATACGGCTTCGATACCCAGGCCGACGTCGTAGTGTACCGCTGCTGGGCATCCATCGAGCCTGCCCGGGGCAAAGTGTTCTATGAGATGGAACGCAAGGCGGATACGGAGTACAGCAAGATTACCATCCGCTGGCGTCCGGGCGTCACTCATGACATGAAGGTGAAGTACCAGAATCACCTATACGACATCGACACCATCGTGGACCCGTACATGCGCCACGAAGCCCTGGAACTGTACTGCATGGAAGAAGTGAGGGGGACGGACAATGAGCGGAAGTGACTTTGAGGTCAAAGGATTGGATGATTTTTCAGAAAGACTGCTTTCTGCCATTGAAGAGTTTCCCGGCACTGCCGAAAAGGGCCTGGTAACAATTGGCAACAAGCTCAGGAAGGAATGCGTAAAGAACACGCCGGAAGGCAGCATGGGCAAGCTGAAGAAAGGTTGGAAGCACAAGGTAGAAGGCTATAACGGCTCGGAGCTGACCTATGAACTGGTCAACCGGCACCCGGTCCATCACCTGCTCAATAACGGACATGTCAAGAAAACGCCGGGCGGCAGGACCGTTGGCTATTATGAAGGCCAGCACTATACGGAGAAATCCGTCAAGGCCTTCGAAGCCCGGGAACTGCAGCCGGGCCTGGAGAAACTGGCGAAGAAGCTCCTGAAGAAAGCAGGCGGCACATGATCCATGACATCGACATCCTGCAGGCCATACAGCAGAAGCTGAAGGAACGGTTCCCGTATCCCGTGTACCTGCAGGAAGTGAAGGAAGGGTTCCGTCCGCCAGCGTTTTTCCTGAAGACGATGACAGTGGCTTCGCCCCAGAGCTGCAAGGAAGTGTACCGGGATACGGATATTTACATCACCTATATACCGCAGAAGCAGACGGCCAGCACAGTCATCTATGAAGTGCTGGCTGCTGCAGAAGACCTGTTCCGTGACGGGATTGCCGTCCAGGACAGGTTTTTTGCTGTCCGCTCGATGAACGAGGAACTCATCGGGCCCGACAACGATGGCGGCCGGCTGACGCTGACCGTCCAGTACTACGATTCCGCCGATGAAACGGAAGCAGCCGAACGGATGAAGGTGCTGCATCAGCGGTATCGGGGAAAGGAGACAACGAAACATGAAAATGCCATCCATTAATGTCGTGTTTAAGGAAAAAGGCATCAGCGCCATCGAGCGCAGTGAACGCGGCATTGTCCTGATGATCCTGAAGGAAGAAACACTGCCTTCGATGACGGAAGTGAACCTGTACACGGCAGATGACATCCCCAAGGAGCTGTCTGACAGCAACCGGGAGCAGCTGGAACTGGCGCTCCGGGGCTATGTGAACAGCCCGAAGAAGGTCATCGCCGAAATCATCAGCAGTGAAGCCGAAGACTATACGGATATCCTGAAGGTCATCGAGAACAAGCGTTTCGATTACCTGGTCATCCCGGACATCGGAACGTCGCACATCGATACCATCGCCACCTGGGTCAAGGGGATGCGTACCAATAAAGACAAGATGATCAAGGCCGTGCTGCCGGACTGTACGGCAGATACGGAAGGTGTCATCAACTTCGTCAACAAGACCATCCGCACGAAGAGCAGGACCTATACGACGGCCCAGTACTGCAGCCGCATCGCCGGCATCATCGCCGGGACGCCCATGACGATTTCCTGCACCTACGCGCCGCTGCCGGAAGTCATCGGCTGTGATGTGTGGACGAAAGAGGAAATGGACACCATGGCCGGGGCAGGGAAGCTGTTCTTCTTCTTTGACGGCGAGAAGGTGAAACTGGCCCGGGGCATCAACTCCCTGGTGACCACCGTCCAGGACAAGGGGACGAGCTTCCAGAAAATCAAGCTCGTGGACCTGATGGACATGATGCACGATGATATCCGCACGACGGCCCAGGACCATTACCTCGGGAAGTACGCTAACAGCTATGCGAACCGCTGCCTCCTGGTGACGGCCATCCAGGGATATCTTGACCAGCTGGCCCAGGAGGGGCTGCTGGAACAGGACCAGAACACAGCCTATATCGATGTGGAATCCACGAAGATATGGCTGGAATCCAACGGCAAATACACCAAGGCAGAACTGGCAGACATGTCCGATATGGATATCAAGCTGGCCAATATTGGCAGCAATGTGTTCATCGCCGTCAAGGCATCGCTGCTGGATGCCATGGAAGATGTCACGATTACCATCAATATCTGAGGAGGTGAAGCCGGATGAACAGTATGGAAGCCAAACGGGTCATGAACGGCAAGTATGCTGACCTGTATATCGACGGCGACCTCATGGCCGAAGCAACGGCATTCAAGGCCGAGGTCACGCTGACCAAGGAAGAAGTGAAGATGCTCCGCCATGTGGGCAAGGGCTACAAGGTCACAGGATACGACTGCAAAGGCCAGCTGAAGCTGCACAAGGTATCGAGCTACATGATCCGGAAGATGAACGACAACATCAAGGCGGGCAGGCAGACTGTCGTGACCATCGTCTCCGTCCTGGATGACAAGGATGCCATCGGCAGTGAGCGCATCGTCATCAAGGATGCGACCTTTGACAGCCTGATCCTGGCCGACTGGGAAGTGGACAAGATGGGTGAGGAAAGCTACAGCTTCACCTTCTCGGACTGGGATTTACTGGATTTAGCATAAGGAGAACAAGCACATGAATATGGTAGACCGGCTGCTGAAAGCAGACGTAGTGAACAAGCTGGCCGAACGGCCTGTGAAAAAAGTGAAGATGGAACGGCTCTCGAAGCTGTTCGGGTTCGATTTTGTCATCACGCTCCGGGCCATCGACCCGGAACGCTATGCGGATATTCAGAAGATGGCCGTGGACTTCACCAACGGCAGTGCCGATAACATCGATATTTATCAGATGCAGACCCAGACGCTCTTGGCAGGGATTGCCGACCCGGACCTCAAGAACAAGGACCTGCTGGAAAAATTCGGGGCCGTACTCCCTGGCGACATCATCCGCAAGCTCTTCCTGGCAGGCGAAATCGCCGACCTCACGGCACAGATTACGGAACTCAACGGTTATACGACTCAGGAAAAGGCGGACAAAGCCGTAAAAAACTGATCCGGACCGATGGCGAAGTGCAGGCGATGTATCTCCTGTTCCGGGAGCATCACCTGCTGCCGTCAGCGGTCATGAAACTGGGATACGGTGAACGGCAGGTGCTGTATGCCTTCATCCGCTATGAGATGGAAGAACGCAATAAAAAAGTATCTTCAGCATTATCGGATTAACTGCTGAAAATATGGCTATCTGGCATAAAGTCATAAGGTAGGCTCAATCCACTTAGATATTTCATAGACGAAGTCGCTTTTTTTCTTGCATTGTGGGTGGCCGACACGTAGTACATGAAAGGTTTGATTGCCCAGCGTGGAAATGGCTTCCTGCCAGGGCATTTTTCTTTTCCCAATATCTTTAAAACCGTTGTAATGAATATTATAACGGTCAAAGACGTTAGGGATGTAATCGTCATAATACCAAGATGTATAAAAAATGACATGAGTAGGATGTATTACCTTTAATTCCTGCTGAAGGACTTTTAGGTTTAGGATACAGTTGGATTTTACAAAATCTGAGGTAGTATCCTTTCCTCCGGAATTGTTGCATTTGACAATATTGGTAAATGCGATGTGTTCTATGGAATCGTCACCGAATATTCTCAGAGTGATAGCACGAGTATAGCTCCAGTATGGCCAGCTTTTGTTCCACAGAGATTCACGGGTATATTGAAAGGGATTGCGGAAGCCGTCTTCAATCGTGCCGGGATTGT